CCCCTGTGCTGGATTCGAAGGGTTCCGTAGTTGCAGTCCACGTAGCAGCCGCAGATGGTCGCAGGAATAAAGCCGTCAGGCTGGGTTTCTTTGCGGACATCGTCTCAGACTTTTCGGAGTCAGCAGATATGTTTGCGAGAAAACGTTGGAAGCGCAACCCGAGGATTGCTGAAGGTTTGTCCGATTTCGTCGTTTACGACAGGAGTAGGTACAATATCTCAAGCACAGCCGATGGAACGAAAGAGTACAGGTCTAGTGTCGAGCCAATCGGTGTCGACGATCTAGCCCCATTGTCGTGGGCTGCCCTAATGGAGGAGATGGAGGATGATGAATACAATTCTGATTCCGACGTTTACCATGAAGGTTGCAAAATTACCAAGCCAGAAGTCCCCGTGTCTAAGAAGGTGCCGCATTCTAAGAGTTTACTGCTCTTGTCTAAGCTGGAGTCCCTCCCAAGATACGATGACGACGCCGAGAACGATGCTGGACTAGACGCAACGGATACCACCGCGAGTCAGTTCAAATCACGTGTAACGGCGAAGTCAAAGCTTGTCCCAGTCGACTCTGTCAGTATGATGTCTGATCTTCTTAGGTCAGATTCTACAGATACGGAGCAGTCAGGTGATGAACTGCAGGATTTCCGGTCGTGGCCACCTACCCTGAGGCGTGGTCAGTTGAATTACTCAGGGAAACCGCTGTGGGTTCTTGGAGATCCCTTGGTCCCCGTCTCTCTTGGGCACTCGCCCTTGCAGGACGCGCCAAAGATCGAAAAGGCTTGCAGTGTAGCGGTTACACCACACTTGGAGTCGTCAAACCTCCCTCCGCTAAGCCGAAGCCACAAGCGCCGGCTAGCGAGGTTGAGAAAGGCTCAGAAGTCCTCATCCCTGGAGAGTGGCGTAATCCCGACAGAGGTACCCAAGCCGAGCTCGCCTCCCTTGGAAGCCACCACAACAGATACGCAGAAGATCGACGCAGTCGTCAAGTCTCTTACGAGCTTGATGGATTTACTTGCTCCGACGCGTTCACGTTAATGTCCCAGGACGCCCACCCAGTGGTCGTCGGGAACTTTGACGTGGAAGCCACCCAGTCTGGCAGACCACCAACCTATGGAAGTTTGTTAGCCAACGATGGTTTCACTGATGTGACTGTTGAAGCGTTTGAGCGAATGCGTGTTAGGGTGACCTTGCTGCTGGATGATGTGAATCGTACAGCTAGCCCTGGTTACCCCTGGATGCTCATGGAGAGACGAAATGGAGAGTTCATTGACAAATATTCTAGCTTGCTAGTCGAAACTGTCATGATCCGCCTGCGTCTTCTTTATGTGTTGTCCTTTGCACCCACGGAGGAGCTCACCCCCTCGAAATTGTTAGAACTAGGAGCTGTTGACCCTGTTCGAATATTTGTCAAGGACGAACCCCACACGGCTCTCAAGGCCGAGCAGGAACGTTGGAGACTTATATTTTCTGTTTCAATTGTTGACCAGCTTGTTGAACGTTATCTTTATTCTTTGCAGTCTAAGGTGATGGTCACTCGCGGGGCACATGAAATGGGTAC